AAGTGCTCAAATAACGATATTAACTTGACATTTGGGGATTGTGGCAAAGTAGCTATCTCTAGCAGCCGATCCATTGATCAAGTTTTCTCCCTTTATGTTGGGGAGAGTGGGACCGGTAGGGTCTTCGTTAGGATTACTAAGGAGGAAATCTCTGCGGCTCTTGAAGAGTATGGTATTGTTCCCCACATGGGCAGATTAAGTTCATACATCAAGCAGGCTTCTTGTATGTACTCTGGACCTAGTATATTTCCTTACTTGGGTAGAATACAGATGAATCTCGTGCCTGGAGCCAGCACTCGCACCGCCTATGTAAAGAACGACTGGGCGATTGACGACAGTCTTAATGGCCCAAATCTCAAGAAACCAGCTCACCTGGGTGTCTGGACCAAAGATGGTGAGATTAGGAAGCCACTACACGAGATAATGGGTAGAATGAAGCTATACCCCCAGTGTGCTCCCACGGTGCTTTCCGCAACAATGGAGTTGCTTGGCACTGAAGTGTCCAGCTTTAAGCCAGACGGTGTGTCAAGGGTCTTGACCCCAGATGAGACCATCTCAGGCATTAAAGGATCGATACATTGCACTCCCATGGATCTGAGCACTGCTCCCGGCTTTCCAGAAAAGATTTTCTGCACGAAGCCCGGTAAGCGCTCAATGGTGGAGGACGGTACTTGGGTTGATTGGGAGAGGAGCCGTATTGATGCTTTGATTGAGGCTTACTCCAATTGCGAAATTCCCGGAGATTACTTTGCATATCTCTCACTTAAGGATGAGTTGCTACCTTTCGAGAAAGCCGATCGCAAGACTCGGGGCATCTGGATCATCTCTACTGCTATCAATGCAGTTGCCAAGATGTACTATGGTGCGTTCGCCGCTGCGATGATTAAGTCGCACGGGTTTTCAGTCATTGGCGTTGGCATTAACGTCCATTCAACGGAGTTTGATACCGTGATGAAAAGATTTGACTCTTGTGATTACCTATGTGATATGGATCACAAGGATTATGACATGGCTAATGAGCCAACGCGTGCATTGGCAATGGTCTCTTGTATCAATGCCTGGTATGCCAGGTATGATCCTTCGAGGACCGCCTTGGATGACAAGATTCGCTACATGATAATGGCACATGTCTTTCATATACCGTTTCTTGCCCAAGATGGGGTGTTTTTGAAACATACAGGGCTTATGTCAGGACATTATTTAACTTCCGTTATCGGAAGTTTGACGCACAGCTCTTATCACAAGAGTATGTATTTGGAG